GGTTCTACTTTGCCAAAAGGCGAAAGTAGATTTACGGTCCCCTGACCACATATTGAAATGATTCGATTCACGATATATGGAATATCGAAGCCGCGGCTATTCCACCCCGTGATAATGTCAGGATTGTTTTTTGGCATGGCGAACCAAGTTACAAAATCTAACATCATCGTTCGCTCATCGACGAATTGACGGTATTCGACTTGAGAATGAATTAGCTTTTTATCAGCATCATACGGTTTTGTACCCCATACGTAATATACGTCATCAATGCTATTTTTAACCGTAATGGTAATAATTTCGTGCAGCGCATCTTCGGGCTTTGGAAAGCCGTCATTCGACATTACCTCGATGTCAAGCGTGGAAACATTAATGACATTGCGATCGAAGTGGATTTCATCCGGAAAACGCTCTTGAATAAATTGAGCAACATAGCGAGTATTTCCATAGATCTTAAAGGATTCAAGGTTCTCGTAAGGAGCCATGAATTCTTTAGCATCTTTCATCGAATCAAACTTCATAGGCTCAACCGGAGTGCCATCCAGCGCAGTCCAGATGGTTTTCTCATGCTTTGAAGGGAGATACATGGTGGGCTTGAACTTCACACGTTCGGTTACGCGCTTACCGTTATTATAACCTCGGTAAAGGATATGCGAACCCCATCTGCTCACATTAGTATAGAATTTCATATTACAATCCTATCATGTTGTGCGGGTTTGTAAATAAAAAAGAGTGGTGACTGTAAAGCCACCACTCGTACAAGGATCAACTAAGAGTTAATTAGTCCTGAATAAAGGTCGAGCCAATCTCAATCTTCTTTGGGCGTTCTGATTCTGGAACAACCTTAGTGAGCGGAATCGAAAGAATTCCATTCTTAAGGTCGGCACCTTTTACCCGAACGTATTCCGACAGCGTAAAAGTTCTGGTGAACTTACGGGTTGAAATACCCTTGTGATTATAGACGCGGGTGTCTTCCATTTCGCCGCTGACAGTAAGGATCGAATCCTTTAGCTGAATGTCGAGGTCCTCCTTAGAGAATCCTGCAACGGCAATTTCCACCAAGAAATTATCGTCATCAAGATAGACGACATTGTGCGGTGGGTATGTATCCTCTCTTAAGGAGACTCTGTTGAGCTCGTTGAAGAGATGGTCGAAGCCTACAAAGGCCGACCGTGGGAACGTGTATGTATTTCCTGACATGCTATTTTACCTCCAGTTATGCAAGGTTATGTAATCTCCGACAACCCCAGTTGGGCATTATCGGTCGATGGCGTAATTGCCATCAAATTTATTTATATCACTTCGTGTTGCCGATATTGTACTTTGGGAGCAATTCCCAATTAGCTTTATCTCGGTACGGAATGATCTTAATCTGTCTGAGTGGTGCCTTATCCTTGGACTGTTCCGAATTTACGATTGAAACCAGACCCCAATCCGAAAGAAGGGTGGCAATGGTATTCCGTCTTTGTAAATCATTTACATTTAGATTGGACGGCTTGCCATCAAGAAGAAACAGTTCTTTAAAATGCACAATGAAATACCGACCCTGCTTGTGTAGGATATGGCATGATTGGTATAGCTTGTTGGAAGACTTCCGAGAAGCAACACCAATACGGGTGAGTGTCTCACGAACCTTAAGGAAATCATCCGGCTCATTCAAGGTTATCTCAAGCATCATTGCAGGAGTCCATGCCACAGGGGTTTCGTCCACGACGGTCCCTTGGATAGGATCAATGCTTTGATTTGGTTGTTGAGCGTCCACCTTTAAATAGTCTTTGTTTAAGTTCGTTTAGTTGTTCGGAACTCAAAATCGTCAAAGCGGATCTAGCCTTTTCATTACTATATCCATAATGTTCTTTAACAATCAAGAGGTCTTCCGATTCGGTTGGTTTAAGCCATTTGCTGAATCGTTTATTCCTACTAACTATATTTATAAGATATTCATATTGGAGCCTCTTGTCCAAGTGATGATTTTGGTTCATCTCATTGGCAAAGCCCACGGTATCCGCAAAGTATGAAAGACCTCGATTCACCATAAACGGAAGGTATTGCTTTTCCGCAATATCGTCGACCATGATATTGGTCTTGGTCATGTTGATGGAATTAAGGTATTCAAACGGATTCATGTTATTGCTTCCATTCCGCACACGCCATAAGTTCGGTAATGCACGCCACAAGATTTAACTCATGGTCGGCAACGAATGCGTCTTTGTATTGATAATTGGCAAGAATGACCACGATGTTGGGTATGCTGTCGGGATTGGCATGCTCGGTCATATTGTCGTAAATCTTGCGGAAGATTGCCGCAGGTTCGGAATCAATGTTATTAACCACCCACGCACGACCAGCCTTGAAGTCCTTCTCCTTGAGAGCCTTGATCAACAAAGTAATGTTGGCATCCGAAAGGTTTGCAAGGATACCCTTGTCAATCTTTCCAGAAACCGAATAGCGTTGGCACTCATTGAGCACTCGGCGCCAGTCGGGAGCAAAGCGGAGAATGAGTTCGGCAACGACGGCTTGCTCATACTGAATACCTTCCGATTTAAGGATGAATTCAAGACGCTTCAGAAAAGCATTGGCAAGTGATGCCATTTGTTTCTTGGAAGTATTGAATTCAATTACGGCGCATCGGGAATGAAGTGGTTCAATGACGCGATTCTTAAAGTTACACGTAAGAATAAACCGACAGTTGTTGCTGAATTCCTCAATGAAGCCACGAAGCGCGGGCTGCGTGGAAGATGGATTCAGGTAATCCGCTTCATCTAGGATAATGACCTTGGGTCCTCTGGAGTGCAGAGATACCGATGAGGCAAACTGACGAATCTTGGTACGGAGAACATCAATGCCGGATTCTTCCGAGCCGTTAATGATCATATAGTCAAGATCAAGCATGTTGCACATTGCGCGGGCAACAGTTGTCTTACCAAGACCAGCGGTACCAGTGAGAAGCATGTTCTGCATCTCACCAGACTCAACAATGCTCTTAAAGGTCTTTAGAAGACCCTCTGGAAGGATACAGTCATCAAGTATTTGAGGACGGTACTTTTCAACCCACAAAAATTCATTAGAGTTTGTCAACATAGGGTCTATTATACACCAGTGACAATGGTCTTGTAAACCTCTTTAATCTCCGAAGTTTCGTTTTCAAACTCAACCACATTCTGTTTGTGGTACATCATTGCGACCTTACGGAACGTCTTGGTCGGAAGTTTGTATTTGTCTTCCAGTGCTTTTAGAATCTCACGGATCTGCTCCTTTTGTGTTTGCATCTCCGACATAGCTTCAGAGATTTGATCAAGGGCGGTGAGGATGGCTTTGCGGTCTTCAGCCGAAGTAGGAATGTTGCTCATAATAAAAAAGTGGTGGGTTCTTTAATGACTGCCCCACCAAAAGTCCGTACGGAGTTAGAACAATTACGCTTGAGCCGGAGCTTCTTGCTTTGGCTCTTCAGTTGGCTTCGGAGTGCTTGCCTTTACAAAGGCTTCAAAGCGACTGCGGAGTGCACCGATTGCGGTGAGTTCTGGACCTTCAAAGGCTCCACGACGGGAGACGATGTCGATCATTTGAACCACTGCGGCAAGGTCATTAAGACCAAGTTGCGGAGCGGCTGCTGGTTGTTGTTGTTCTGGTATTACTTTGCTGTTGTCCATATATGTTTCCTAGGTTATCGACTCCTTAAGCGAACGTCGAAGTTTTTTCCAAAGCAATCCAATACTCCACCGGGAGTGTGGTATGCTTTAGATGAGCGATCAATTTAGAACTAATCTCTACCGTGTAGTCACCAGAAACCATTTTCAGGTTGGAGATGACCATGATGAATGAGAAAACCTCTTTGCAAGCATTGTTCTCATCAACCACGATGGAGTATTTATTCGCAGAGGCATTCTTTGCATCGGTAAGATTTACAATAATTTTGCCATTTTCACCCTTGATTTCAATGTTGGCGTGTCCGAGGACTGCTGACGCCTTACGAATCTTGTTGAGGGTGTCTTCGGAAAGAATGAAGGTGACTTCTGGATTCGGCATGGTTACCTGCTTGGACGGAGCCGTAAGAAGGTCCATGGAAGCATAGAAGTACCGAATGGAAGTCTTTCCATCCTTAATTGTAATCGAATCGTCGCTGAATGACAACTCTGGATCGTCTACAAGAGTGAGTGTGGAAAGGAATTCATTCAGGTCATAGATACCAAATTCCTGAGGAAAGGTTTCGGCGACTGTGGCGGATGCCATGATGTTCTTGGCTTCCGCGATTGTAGCAATAGAACTGCCAGCCTTGAATACCATATTCGGATTAATTCCGGCAAAGTTTTTAAGGAGCTTGATTGTATTTTCTGATAGTTTCATAACTTAAAAAGCTGTGGCTGCGTGTCCCGTATCATGTTCGTAAAGGAAAAAGAGGCACGCGGCTGCGTGTCCCAGGTGATGTCGGCCCGTTTCAGGATCAAAACGCTCACCACGTTTCCATGCCCAGAGATGGCGTTGGAGTGCATCAAAATACCGACGTTCGGATTCTGGTACATGTCTCCAATTTTCTCGGGCATATTTCTTGGCTCCGATGGTAAGAACCTGCGCCAGTTCCTCAAGCGCAAACGGTGGAATCAAACCGTATTCCGGCTTGTCCGAATCATATTTGCGACCTTCGAGGGGAGACTGTTGCTCGATTTGTTGTTCCATGGAAAAGGAAAAGGGCTGCAGGGTGTTGAGTCCTGCAGCCTTTGTAGTTCACTTATTAGACGCTGGCAAGAGCCTTGGTGTCGAGACGGTACTTATAAACCGTTTGACCTTGGGCATTCTTACGGCGGTTCGTGTAGATGGGGAGACCATCGTCACGAAGTTGAGCTACGACCGCAGATGGGTTCGCGATGCTGAGGCGCTTTGAGGCTTCGGCAATGGTAACCTCTGTGCCTTTGGCAAGAAGTTTAAACAGGCGAGCTTTCTGGGTGGATGTATTGCTATTCATATTATCTATCTTTCAGTTTGGTCCTATTGTTTTAGTTGCTTATGATTGAAGGGACCAATTCAACCATAAGAGAATCATATA